GAAGTGCTAGAGTTCCAGAAACAGATGTTGGCCAATGGTCATGAATCAACTGCTGTGGGCAAGTATCAAATCATTGCTGGCACACTACGCAGTTTGGTCAAACAAGGATTTGCTGGGCTTGATGACAAATTTGATCCTAGCACACAAGACAAATTAGCAGTTGGCTTGCTCAAACGTCGTGGTTTAGACGACTACATGTCTGGTAAATTAGATGCCAATACATTTGCAGACAAATTAAGTATGGAATGGGCTAGTTTGCCCTATCATACAGGACAAAGTTACTATGCTGGTGTAGGTAGCAACAAAGCCGGAGCCAGTCGTGACCAATTTATGTCCTCGGTGTTTGCTCGAGACGGGGGTATATTTGCTGGCCCAACATCAGGATATCCTGCTACACTGCACGGAACAGAAGCTGTAATCCCACTCAAAGACGGCAATGTGCCAGCTGAAATTCCCAGAATGGATGTGTTAATCGAGCAAAATCAAGGCGTTCGAAATGAAATGGTCAGCTTGCGTGACGAAATGAAACAGATGATGACCAGTTTAACACAAGCCATAACCGAAACCAAAGACACAGGATTACAACAAGAAATGTTGAATGTGTTACAAAATATTGCACGTAGCCAAACTGTTACAGCTGACGCCAGCACTAAATTAGTTAGAGCCTCTGCGAATTAACAATAAATAATACACCATGGCAGATCAAAACAAGCAAGGCTGGCGCAAGTATTTTAAAGTAGCAGACACCACCGGTGTCATGAGTCCAATTTCAGGCAGTAATCAATACGGCTTGCCTGGCTACGGGCGCAATGATGGTGGATACAGTGGCATGCCACCAGATTTTGTTTTTCGAAATTATGCAAGTAGATTGCCAGAAGTTTATTCTGGTCACCCCAATCGTATCCAGCGATACAATCAGTACGAAAACATGGACATGGATTCAGAAATCAATGCCTGTTTAGACATTATTGCTGAATTTAGTACACAACTCAATCAATCAAACAACACACCGTTTGACATATTTTACAATGATAAGCCCACTGATCACGAAGTAGATATCATCAGCAAACAGCTACAACAGTGGACTAAGTTAAATCAGTTAGAGCAACGTATATTCAAACTGTTCCGCAACACCATCAAGTATGGTGATCAGGTGTTTGTGCGTGACCCAGAAACATTTGAAATGATGTGGGTTGACATGAGCAAAGTGTCAAGGATTATTGTAAACGAAAGCGAAGGCAAACGTCCCGAGCAGTATGTGATTCGTGACATCAATCCCAACTTTCAAAACATGAGTGTGGCGCAAAAAACCACAACAGACTACATGACAAATCCTGTTACAGGATCAATCACAGGTGCTGCCAACTACACCATGCCCAATGGCGGCACTGGAGGTGGTGTGGGCAACAGTCGTTTCATGACAGCCATGAACGAAACCTGTATTGATGCCAAACACGTGGTTCACATGAGTTTGAACGAAGGTTTGGATGTGTTTTGGCCTTTTGGACGCAGTGTACTAGAACAGATTTACAAAGTATTCAAACAAAAAGAACTCTTAGAAGATGCTGTGTTGATCTATCGTGTAGCACGTGCTCCAGAACGCAGGGTATTCAAGATTGACGTGGGTAACATGCCGTCGCACTTGGCCATGCAGTTTGTGGAACGTGTCAAAAACGAAATGCATCAGCGTAGGATTCCCACTGTCACAGGTGGCGGCAACAACATGATGGATGCTAGTTATAATCCACTTAGCATCAACGAAGATTACTTTTTCCCCCAGACATCAGACGGTCGAGGCAGTAGTGTAGATACACTGCAAGGCGGTCAAAATCTAGGTGAAATTGACGATTTAAAATACTTCAACAACAAAATGGCCCGCGGCTTGCGTGTGCCTAGTAGCTACTTACCCACTGGCCCAGACGATTCAGATCGTGCCATGAATGACGGTAAAGTAGGTACAGCATTGATCCAGGAATATCGTTTCAATCAGTATTGCGAGCGTTTGCAAACAGCTATTGCACAAAAACTAGATGACGAATTCAAGATGTTCCTCAAGTGGAGAGGGTTCAATATTGATTCCAGTTTGTTTACGCTGAAATTCAACCCACCACAGAACTTTGCCAGTTATCGTCAAGCTGAATTAGACACCACAAGGATCAATGCATTTACATCACTAGAAGCATTGCCATATATGAGCAAACGTTTCTTGCTTGAACGCTTCTTGGGATTAACCGAAGAAGAAATCAAGAAAAATGAAGAATTGTGGAAAGAAGAACGCGATCAACCTGAACTACAAACTACGTCAGGTCAGGACTTGCGCAGTGTTGGTATCACTCCAGGCGGTATTGAAAGTGATATTGAAACTGGCGAACAAGTTGCTGGTATGGATCAATTTGGTGGCACACCCACTACAACCGGCGCAGAAACACCAGGCGCACTAGCCCCAGGTGGAGTCTTACCAGCTGGTGGGGCAACCCCAACCGGAGCATCGGGCGCATAAATACTTTTATGTTGCTACAAGAATTCTGGAAAAAAGAACCTGATGCTTATCAGGATCTATCACAAGACAACAGTCAAATCAGATTATCTGACTTGCGTAAAACACGTCTCACCTTGCGTCAACTCAACAAGTTACGCAAAATGAACGATGTGCGAGCCTATGAGTACAAAGAAAAACTCAAGCAAATCAAACAACAATATTCTCCACCACCTGCTCCGGCGGCATAAATTTTGACAAATCTGTCAAATATCAGCCTTTTTCTGCCGATAAACACACAGTTTTTAACCATGCTATTAAATAATAGCACACTTTACCTATAGGAGTTTCCTTATGAACCGTTTTGAACAATTAATCGAATATGTGATTAATGATGAAGAGGCGAAAGCCCGTGAACTTTTCCATGACATCGTTGTGGAAAAAAGTCGTGAAATCTATGAGAACCTAATGCAAGAAGAAGCAGAAGAGGATCTAGAAGAAGCGAAAGAAGAAGATGAAGAAGAGCTTGACGAAGCCAAGCACGAAGAAGACGAAGAAGAATTAGACGAGTCTGCTGAAGAAGATATCGAAGAAGGCGCAATTGGTGGCGATGCTGCCGATGACTTGATTGATGACGTTGAAATGGAAGAAGAAAGCGACATCAACATGGAAGCCGAAGGCGAAGAAGAAGCAGAAGGCGAAGAAGAGTTTGAAGATGGTGGCGCAGAGCCAGCAACCAAGGACGACATCATGGACTTGGAAAGCAAACTTGATGAACTCATGGCTGAATTTGAGCAGTTAATGGGTGACGAAGCTATGCCTGGCGATGGCGACGATTTTGGCGCAGAAGAAGGCGGCGATGCTATCGAAATGGATGACACCGAAGAAATGGACATGGACGAAACAGGAATGATGGAAGCTGTTAGTCTAAAGGCTGCCCCAAAGCCAGTTACTAGTGAAGAAGGTGGTACAAACACCAAGAGCACAGTAGCCGCTAACTCTGGCGCAACAGGCATGGCTGGTAAGCCAGTACATGCAACTGGAACAGAAGCAAAAGGTCGTCCAGCTCCAAGCACTAAAGAACTTGGTGTTGCTGGTCCACAAGATGCTGGCAAAGGTGCTTTTAAAACAGCCGCTCCAAAGCCTGTGACAACACAAGCTAGTGGTGTAAATGCACGCACACCGTTTCCAAAAGGCTAAGACATAAATGTCATCACGTTACCTTAGAGAAGATTTAACGTTCCACCAGGCCAACATCCAGGTTTTAGAAGAAGCCGACAATGTTACTGGTGGTAAAAACCTCTATCTCAAAGGCATTTGTATTGAAGGCGACAAGCGCAATGCAAATGAAAGAATTTACCCACGCCATGAAATTATTAAGGCAGTTGAAACTATCAACGAGCAGATCCGTGACGGTAACTCCGTTTTAGGTGAAGTGGACCATCCAGATGATCTAAAAATCAATTTAGATCGTGTGTGTCACAGTGTTGAAAGCATGTGGATGGACGGACATGCTGGTTGCGGCAAGCTTAAAATTTTGCCTACTCCAATGGGCAACTTGATTAAAACCTTGTTGCAAAGTGGTGTAAAACTGGGCGTGAGCAGTCGAGGTAGCGGAAACGTTGATGATAGAACCGGACACGTTAGTGACTTTGAAATAGTCACTATTGATGTAGTTGCCCAACCCAGCGCACCAAATGCGTACCCACAAGCGATCTATGAAGGACTCATGAACATGAAGCACGGTCATAGAATCTATGAGATGGCCCGCGAAGCTGGTGTGGACAACAAAGTACAGAGATACCTAGGTGAGGAAATCAAACGCCTCATTCGGGATCTCAAAATTTAGGAGAACCAGGAATGTTTGACGCAATTAAACCCTTGCTCGACAGCAACCTGATCACAGAAGAAGTTGGTAAGACTCTCAACGAAGCTTGGGAATCAAAACTCAACGAGGCCCGTGAACAGATCAGTGCAGAACTCCGTGAGGAATTTGCACAACGCTATCAGCACGACAAAACAGTAATGGTAGAAGCCCTAGATAAAATGGTAACAGATGGTCTTGCAGAAGAGATCAAAGCTGTGGCAACTGAAAAAGCTGCCTTGGCTGAAGATCGTGTCAAGTTCCAAGTCAAAATGAAAGAGTCAGCTACAAAGTTTAACAACTTTTTAGTGACCAAATTGGCTGAAGAAATTGGTGAACTTCGTAAAGATCGCAAAGCACACAGTGAAGGTCTAGAAAAACTAGAAGGATTCATCGTGCAAGCATTGGCTCGTGAAATTCAAGAATTTGCTCAAGACAAGCGTGATGTAGTAGAAACCAAAGTACGTTTGGTTCGCGAAGCACGTAGCAAACTTGAAACACTCAAAGCAAAATTCGTAAAAGAATCTGCTGAGAAGATGAGTCAAGCTGTTAGCCGTCATTTAAAGGCCGAACTAACACAATTGCAAGAAGATATCAAAGTTGCTCGTGAGAACAATTTTGGTCGTCGTATCTTTGAAGCTTACGCCGCAGAATTTGGTGCTACTCACTTAAATGAGAAAGCCGAAGTCCGCAAACTACACCAGTTGTTGGCAGACAAAGATACAAAATTGGCAGAAGCCATTGAACTCACCGAAAAAGCAAAAGTTTTCGTTGAGTCAAAAGAACGCGAAGTACGCATGCTTAAAGAAAGCAATGAGCGTGAAGCCACTATGCGTGAATTGCTAGCTCCCTTAAACAAGGAAAAAGCAGAAGTCATGCGTAATTTGCTCGAAAGTGTTCAAACACAACGTTTGAAAGGTGCTTTCGAAAAGTATCTACCAGCAGTGTTGGAAGATCGTTCTGTAAAAGCCCAGAAGGTAATTGCAGAATCCGTATCCATCGCTACCGGTGATAAAACTGTTCCGAACCAGCAAGAAGAGAGTCACGAGACTGCAAGTAACGTGATTGACCTCAAGCGTCTGGCAGGGCTTTAATTTAATAAAACAGGAGACTTAAATGTCACAAGAACTATTAGAAAGTCGTTGGGATGAAACCAAAGAGGCCCTTCTTGAGGGTTTAAGCGGTACCAAACGCAACAGCATGAAAGTTATTCTTGAGAATACTCGCAAGTATTTGAAAGAGAACGCAAGTGCAGGTAGTACATCATCTGGCAACATCGCTACATTAAACCGTGTGATTCTGCCAGTTATCCGTCGTGTAATGCCAACAGTTATCGCTAACGAGTTGGTTGGTGTTCAGCCAATGACTGGCCCAGTTGGTCAGATCCATACATTGCGTGTACGTTATGCACAGAGCTTGACAGACAACTCAGCTGCCGCTACAAGCGTTACAGCTGGTCAAGAAGCTTTGAGCCCATTCACAATTGCAACTGCTTATTCTACAGTACCTAAAGATACTGATGCAACAACTAGTTACAATGGTGGTAACACAGCTACTATGGAAGGTACTGGCGGTAAGCAAATTTCCGTACAGATCTTGAAGCAAGCTGTTGAAGCCAAGACACGTAAATTGCAAGCTCGCTGGACATTCGAATCAGCACAAGACGCACAAGCTATGCACGGTATTGACGTTGAAGCAGAAATCATGGCTGCTTTGGCTCAAGAAATCACAGCTGAAATTGACCAAGAGATTCTCTTGTCATTGCGTTCTTTGGCAAGCACAGAGTTCACATACAACCAAGCAACCGTTTCGGGTACAGCTACATTCGTTGGTGACGAACATGCCGCATTGGCAGTTTTGATCAACCGTGTTGCTAACTTGATCGCTCAGCGTACACGTCGTGGCGCTGGT